TCGTTATAGTGGGAGCCGTCGGCCATGAAACGGGTGGGCTGGTAGGTCTTTAATTTTCGCAATGGCAAACGCCTCCTTCCTGAAAAATGCCATCAAAAAAGGAACCTCCCCGAAGGAAAGTCCCTTAAAGATAATTTTTAAGTATTACTGTCCGGGCCTATTTCCCGGCTTCATACAGCACGTTTCTGGCGTAGGTAATGCGGAGGATTTCCTCCGGCGTATAGTCTGCGCTCCTTCCGAAAAGTTCTTCAAACTTCCGGCGGTCTGCCGCTACAATGCTCCATGAATTATAGTGGCTCCCGCAATCCCCGCGCAGGGAGAAAGCCTCCGTTTTGAAGGTAAACTCCGTTTCGTTTTTGCGTATGGTAACATTGACTGTCTTTGCAGAGGTCGCCGCCATTGCCGCCGAGATTTTTCTAATGAGATGCACTGGGTTTTTGGTATCCGCCAGAATGGCCCGGTATTCCTTCAAAACTGCGTCATTATACAGAAAATCGAACAGCATATTTTCCTGATTTTCCGCGATATAGTCCTCCGCCTGCTTCTGCGCATAACCCTCCGGGTCGGCGATATAGGAAAGAAGCGAATCCTCTTTCCAGTGATCCGGGTCATAGTGGCAGGAAAATGCCTGCGGCTCAAAATCCACTGTATCCAGATAGTGCTTACGGGCGGCTTCCTTTGCACTGTAATTGAGGGTATATTCCAGTTGGTTCACAAGCCTGCTGTCTGTAAGCTCCGTTACCTGCAGGCTACTCCGGTCATTGCCGATAGCCGCCTCCACCTTTTCCCGGACAGCCGCCTTTAGCTTCTCACGGAGCGTTTCCGAAGACCGCTTCTTTATACTCTCCGGGCTTTCCGCAATGTCGGAGAAGCTATACTGTATATCATATAGAAGGCCGTCCTTCCTGCAGTAGATTCCGGCATATTTGAAAGTCCCGCCCCTTGTCAGGTTTTCCTTGTGATAGAGCTGTTGGCAGAACAGGTATTCAAAGTCCGCGTTTTTCTCTATCCTCACCATGATATAGGAGTGGCCGCCATCCTGAAAGCAGCAGGGGCCAGCGTCGCCGGAGGCCAGCCAGTTTGAAAATAAATCATTCATGCTCTTTACTCCTTCCCTTGTAGTCCAGATGTTTACATTGCTCCACCGTGGCCGCCAGCATATCCGCCAGCAGGGTTTCAAATTCGCCCTTATCAATCACCGCTTTCATGGTTACGCTTTCAAAGGGGAAATAGGCCCCAGCCTCCCGGTCATACCGGCACGTCCACCATTCGTCGCCGCCATTTACCTGATTGCAGAAGAACAAGTCCTTGTATACCACGCCCTGCCGTATGCTCCAATTCCCATGTTCAAAGAATAACTTCAACATGGCAATGTCCTCATACTCGCAGAACGTATAGGGGCTGTCTAATTCCAAGCAGGGATCGTCATGGAAAGGGATACCGTGGCGCTTTACCCAGCAGTTACGCTGGCAAAGCTGCACCAGCGTTTCGTGAAGCTCCGGGGATATGTCCTTTCTTGCCGCCCGCATGGGGCCATATTTTTTCTCGTATTCTTCTCTAAAATCGCTCATAGCCGCCCCTCCTTACATGGCATACCCGGCGCACCGGATGATTTCTTTGATTGCGTTCATAGCCCGTTTAGGGCTGGAATAGTCGCGGGTGCCGGTATGCTGCCCGTCCTCAAAAAGCTGGACGATTGGTACACCGAAGCTGATATACGCCGCGATCCGGTAGGTGCGCTCCTGCTCGCCATAGAAGGCCACCGGTACGGTATGCCGCCATGTGCGCTCATAGATAAATTGTCCGTCGCGGGCAGTCGCTCCGAGATACTGAAAGCCGTTGTTGTGCATGAGTTCCACGAAGGCCGCCTGCTTCATTTCTGCTGTCTGTTTCATTGAAAAACCTCCCTGTTGTTATTTTCAGAATTTTCCTGTTTCTTATATCATTTGTTTCTATTTTACGGCATAACTCTGCATAAAACAATCACTTTTTTTGACCTTTTCCTCAACGATTTTAACAAAAGAAGCGGGTTCCGCCGTTTTTTGATTTTCGGCAGAACTCGCTCCCTTTTTTATAATTTAATTCCTTTTAATGCCGCGGCAAACGCATTGTTCACCGGCTCTTCGG